GTAAGGTAAGTATTAATATGTGGCCTGATGAAATTGCATCTGGAGCAGAAATATCAGGAAGTACCCTTCAAGTATCGTCAAGTTATTCAAACGGAGTCTTTGTAAGATAAGATATGGAAACTAGAGTTAAAATCCAATCTGTTGTTGAAAATCAACTGCCAGATTTTATTGCAGAAGAAAATCCACTTCTTGTAGACTTCTTAAAGCAGTATTATATCTCGCAGGAATACCCTAGTGGCACTGCTGATCTTATTCAAAATATTGACAAATATATTAAACTTGATGAAATTTTTAAGAATGTTAATACGTGTATACTAGCTGCTGATGTATCTTATAATGATACTACTATTAATGTAAGCACTAGTACTGATCAAAATGGTAATATTCTAACCGGCACAAAGGGATTCCCAGATAAGTATGGAATCATTAAAATTGATGATGAAATAATAACTTATACTAGTAAGACAGATTCGACCTTTGAGGGGTGTGTAAGAGGGTTCAGTGGCGTTACTAAGTACTCTAAGGCAAATTCCCCTGAAGAACTTGTTTTCTCTTCTTCTACGGCAGCACAGCACACTCTGGAGACATATGAGGGATACGCTATTGGTCCTATTATTCACAATCTAAGTGGATTATTTTTTACTGAATTTCTCAATAAGCTAAAGCAACAATTTATTCCTGGATTTGCCGAAAGGACTTTAGACTCTGATTTAAATCAAAACCTTTTCATTAAACAAGGTAAAGATTTTTATTCCTCTAAAGGTACTGATAGATCATTTGAAATTTTATTTGGTGCATTATTTGGTGAAAAAGTTGAAGTTATTAAACCTAGAGATTTCTTATTCAGACCGTCAGATGCCGGTTGGAGAAGAACTAGAGATTTAGTTGTTGAAAGGATTGAAGGAGATCCTACAGAACTTTTAAACAATACTCTATATCAAGATGCTGTTGACAGATATGATATTACAGAAGCTTATGGATCTGTTACTGATGTAGAAAAACTATCGATAGGTAATACTGAATATTATAAACTTAGTTTTGATGCTGATTATAATAAAGATTTAACTTTAAATGGAACTTTATATGGAGAATTTTCTGTTCATCCAAAAAGTTTAGTAATAACTCCCGTTTCTTCTGGATCTACAACAATTGATGTTGATTCAACAGTTGGATTTGCTCAATCAGGAGAACTTTCTTTTAAGTATGATAATGGATCATCTGGAATCGTATCTTACTCTTCCAAATCTATCACTCAATTTTTTGGTATAGCAAGTACTGCTATTACTTCTGGAATTGGAACAGCAGCAGAAATTAGATTAGATGTTAATGCTTATGGATATTCTGGTGTAAGTACAAGTAATCCAATTAAAGTTAGGGTTGGATCTGTTTTAAAAGATGTTATAATCCCACAAAAAACTTATCTATTTTCTAAAGATGATACTGGTAGGATTAAGAGTTTAGGAATTTCTTCTACTACTAGTAGGAGAGAGAATTGGATAAGTAATGTTGCTAATACCTATAAAATTTCTAGTTTTGAATTAACCAATATTTCAAACTACACTTATGAGGTAACATCTTACGATACTCATAATTTTAGAGTAGGTGACAGAGGACTTGTTATAAAGAGTGATGGTGTAAAAACAGATTGTGATATTATTGCGGTAACGGCAGCTAATAAATTCACAATTAGAGGACAAGGAGAATTATTCTCTAATTTTACTTATGAAGTCCAAAGGAAATTAACAAAAGTTGATTCTACCAGATATTCTTATCTGAATAGGTATAATGCAAATATTCAAAATACCTATACCAACTTTAAGAATGAAATTTTAGTTGGTTCTCCATCTCTTCCTTTTTATAATGATCAATATCTTAACCCATACAGTCGTTCACTTACATTAAGCGGTAGTTATAGTGGAACTGAGATAGATGTACTTGCTAATGATAATAATGCTCCATCAGATCATGGTTTCTATACTGGAGATAGAATCTACTATCAACCATATGTAAAAGAAGAGACTGTTGTTGATAGTGATGGATTTACAGGAATTCAAACTTCTATTAGTAAGTTTCCAGAATTAGAAGAAGGACTTTATTTTGTTAAAAGAGTTAGTGCTTCTAAATTAAGTTTTGCCAAGAGCCAATCTAACATTAATAATGGCGATTTTATTTCTATTTCGGGAATAGTAACTTCTAATATTATTCAAGATTATGATTTTGCAAAAAAAGAGATAAGAGGACAAAATATATTAAAAGAAATAAAAGAACCAAATAATAAGAGTGGTGAGTATATAACGGAACCTGGAAAAACCGGTGTTTTGGTTAATGGTGTTGAGGTTTTAAATTATAAGTCATCTGATACCGTATTTTATGGAAGTATTGAAGATATTGAATTAGTAGCTCCTGGAAAGGGTTATGATATAATTACACCACCTAGTTTAGATATTGTAGACTCTGTAGGTAGTGGTGCAACAGGTATATGTGCAGTAAAAGGTTCTCTTAAGAGAATTGAGATTATTGATGGTGGATTTGATTATCTAGATACACCTTTTATTACTATTACTGGTGGTAATGGTAAAGATGCATCTGCAGAAGTCAATATGAAATCTGTATCCCACAGTGTTTCATTTGATGCAACTAATCAGGGATCTGATGGTGATGTATTCATTCAAGCAGGAAGTGCTACTACTAGTTTAATTGGATTCTCAACTTATCACAAATTTAGAGATTATGAGGAGGTTGTTTATAATCCTAATAAACAGACAGCTTTAAGTGGTCTTACTACTGGAGCATTTTATCATGTTGGTGTAATAGATGCTCAAACAGTTAAACTTTATCCAAAACAGTCAGATGCTATATCTGGAATAAACACTGTTTTCATTAGTGGTTATGGAGTTGGTCAACAACAAATCAAATCTGCTTTAAAGAAAGAGGTAATTTCTGATATTGTTGTTTCTAATAGTGGTGAAGGATATCAAAATAAAAAGAGAACTACTCAAACTGCTGGTGTTAGTACATCACTTAATGTCATTAATATAAGTTCTCATGGATATGAGACTGGTGAGACTGTTACTTATGCTACTACTGGAACTGCTATTGATGGTCTTAATACTTCATTAGAGTATTTGGTTAAAAAGGAAAGTAATAATTCGTTCAAACTTGCTCCGGTTGGATTAGGAACTACATCTAAGACAGAATATCTGGATAGTGGGCAATACGTTGAATTAAGTTCAGTTGGTAGTGGTGTACACTCCTTTAATTATCCTGCTATTTCTGTTATTGTTACTGGAAATATTGGAGTATCTACATTATCTAATCAAGATTTCTCTGCACAAGTTCAACCTATCTTTAGAGGAGAAATTGATTCAGTTTATTTAACCAATACTGGAGGATCTTACGGATCTGACACTATTGTTAACTGGGATAGGCAACCAGAATTCTTCTTCCGAAGTGGTGGTTCTGTTAATGGTCAAGGATCAGATGCTGAAGTAATGGTTGTAGTTAATAATGGAAAGATTCAGGAAGTATTAGTTACACGAAATGGAACTGGATATAATGCTCCACCAGATCTTGTAATTAATGGAAATGGTAATTATGCTACACTTACTCCTATAGTTGAAGGTGGACAACTAAAAGAAGTAAAAGTAATAAATGGTGGAATTGGATATGATGATACTACTACCATTACTATAGAACCAGCCGGTTCTACTTGTGAACTTAAAGCAAATCTTCAAAAGTGGACTGTTAATTTATTCCGTAAATTATTAGATAGTATAACAGCTGATGATGGAATTATCACTCGTTCAGACAGAGATGATTTTGGATTAGAATATTGTCATATGTATGCTCCTAGATCTCTTCGGAAATCTGTATTCGTAAGAAATGATGGAGGAGAAATACAATATGGTGTTGGTGATCTTAGAATATCTCAAAATACAGAACAAACTTCTTCTTGGCACTCACCAATTCTAGGATGGGCATATGATGGAAACCCCATTTATGGTCCTTATGGATATACAACTCCTGAAGGTGGTGTTGCTAGAGCAATGCAATCTGGATATGAATTAGTATCTAAACCCAATAGACCACCTCTCACTACTTTCCCTCAAGGTTTCTTTAATGAAGATTATGATTTTAAGAATAGTGGAGACTTGGATGAGCATAATGGTAGATTTGGAGTAACACCCGAATTTCCTAATGGTGTTTATGCATACTTTACAACCATTAAAAGCACTGCTACTGATACTGCAGGATCTTTTGATGGATACTATCAACCTCAATTCCCTTATGTTATTGGAACTTGTTTCTATTCAGAGCCTATTACATCGAATTGGAATACTGATATTAATCAAGAAGAATTTGATTTAAACAATTCAGCATGGTTTAGAAATACTTTAGATTATCAATTTAAGTCTGCTAATAGTTCATATGATTTTGTTTTTGATCCTGATAGTGTTAGGAATCAAACAGTTAATATTGATAGTGTTTCTACCGGATATGTTGAATCTGTTGGTATTTTAACTGGAGGTAGTAATTACAATGTTGGAGATAGAGTTTTATTTGATAATTCCTTAACGGGTGGAAATAATGCAGCTGCTAAAGTTAAGAGTCTTTATAGTCCAGGTATTTCTTCAGTAAGTGTTGCAACTACTTCTTATGATAGTATTGAATTTGCAACTTTAGATACTGTTGGAAACGTTGTTGGATTTGCAACTGCTCCTCATGGATTAAAGAATGGTGAATTAATTACGGTTTCTGGTTTAAGTACTTATTTCGCTCATTTAGAAGGTGATTATACTATAGGAATCAGAACAGATAACTTTGTAAGTGTTTTGGGTATTGGAAGCACTAATGTAACAGGATTAACCACTTATTTCTATACTACTGGTTTTCTTGATTTCCCATTTATTAGAGAAAATGATATTCTTGGAATAGGTAACACTGAAAAGGTTAAAGTCCTTAATATTGACCAAGTGGGTCAAAGGATTAGAGTTAGAAGAGCCGTTGACGGTACAGTAGGATTTGCATATAGTTCTTCAACTGTCTTGAGAGAAGATCCACGTAAATTTACTATTAATACTGGCTTTAAGACAGATTATAGTTATAGTGTAAATAAAGAGATTTATTTTAACCCTAATGAATCTGTAGGTATTGGAACATCAGCAATTGCTGGTATCGGATCTACTGCAGTATTCTCTATGCCTGGTTTAGGAGTAACGCAGGTATTTGTTCCTTATAGTCAAATCTATATTCCAAATCATGGGTTAAAGACTGGTGAAAAGGTTACTTATTCAACTCATGGAGGAGGTGGTATTAGTTGTTGGCATCCTATAACAGGAATTACTTCGGGAACTACTTTCACGTTGCCTCAAGGACAAGATTTATATGTTGCTAATATTGGTAGAGACTTTATTGGAATTTCAACTGTTAAAGTTGGATTAGGTACAACAGGAACTTTTGTGGGTGTTGGATCGACCACCACACAGGGACTTCCATTCTTTAGGAATTTTGGTACTGGTGATTATCATAGTTTCACTACAAAGAGAACTGTTATAAGTGGTGAAATTGGACAGAATATTGTTACTGTATCTACTGCGTCTACTCATGGATTATCTTTGGGTGATGAACTTCAAGTTAAAGTTCTTCCAAAAGATACTCAAACTATAACTGTAAAATATGATGATGATAACAGAAGAGCAGTATACAACTCTGTAACTTGGGCTGCAGCGGATGTAGACACTACTAATGATACTATTACCCTTAGCAATCATGGATTAAAGACTGGAGATAAGATACTTTATAAGGCATCTTCTCCTTCTGGTGGTTTAACTAATGAGGCACTTTATTATGTTCTTTACTATACAAAGGATAAGATTAGGTTATGCAAAACAAGATATGATTTAACTTTAAATATTCCAAATTATATTGATATTACTAGTGCCACAATAGGAACTATTTGCCTTATTAATCCCCAGTTGGATGTTTATAGAAATAAGATTGTTATATTTGATCTGTCAGATTCTACCTTATCTTCAAAAGTTGGGGTAACTTCATATTCAGCATTTACTTTTAATTTCTATAAGGATCCAGACTTTAATTATAAGTTTGAATCCACAGGAGAAACTAATAAATTTGAAGTTGTTAAGAGCGGTAAGATAGGATTAGAAAGTGATGCGACTGTTAAGTTATTCTTAAATGAAGATGTTCCAGAGAATCTTTACTACAGATTAGAAGCTGTTAATGAAGATTACATTGCTGATGTTAAAAAACAGATTGTTGTTGATACTGATGTAACTAATAACAATCAACTTAATCTCATTGATAGTTTATATTCAGGAACTCAAAGAGTAGTTGGATTAGGAACCACTACCTTTAAGTATAATATAAGAAAATATCCTGAAATAGATGAGTATACTTGGACTACTGCAAATTCTTACTATACTACTAAATCTAAAACTGCATATGGTTCTATTGCTGAAATTGAAGTTATTAATGGTGGTAGAAAATATGAATTTAATCCTGGTATTTCGACAGTTTCTTCTGCATATGGAAAGGGTGCAATTTTAGCGGTTAATAGTGATTCAATCGGTGAAATTGTAAAAGATACGATTGAAAATATTGGATTTGATTATCCTACTGATTTTACTCTAAAACCTTCTCTTAATCTTCCAGAGATTCTTACAATTGAACCTCTTACATCTTTCCAAAGTATTGGTATTTCATCAGGTGGTAAAAACTACTTAACTGATCCAGATTTGGTTGTTTTAGATGGATATACTGGTGAGGTAATCGATGACGTTATTCTTGAATATAGTGTTGGAGCTCCTCAAGTAAGAATAGTTCAAAACACTTATGGAATGAATAATATTCTTCCTACCATTATCCCAACTAAGAACTCTAATGGAATTGGTATTAATACTATTACTTACAATAGTTCCACTAAAAAGGTAACTGCTGGAATTAATACTGGATTTAGTGATCTATTCCCTGTGGCTGTAGGGGATAAGGTTTTAATTGAAAATACTAGTGTTGGAGTTGGAAGTACATCTAAAGGATATAACTCAGATGCTTATAACTATACACTTTTCCCTGTCACTGAAGTTAATAGTGCTTTAGGTGGGAATACTGGATCTATAGTTTATGATATGAGTGATGTTTTAGAAGGTGGTGAATATCCTGGTTACTTTGATGTTAATACTTCTTTTGGTAGGATAATCCCTCAAAAACAATTCCCAATTTTTGATATAAAATTAAAGATTAATGACTTTAAGGAAGGGGAGATTGTTACTACTGGTGATAAAGATGGTCATGTAGAAAGTTGGAATAATAAGATAGAAACTCTTAAAGTTGCTACTGATAGTGATTTTGCAGTTGGATCTATTCTTACTGGAGAAACTTCTAATACTAAGGGTCGTATCAAGAGTAAAATTGATGTTGATTCCTATATTGAATTGGGACCTTACTCTCAAGTTAATAAAGGATGGATATATGATACTGGTATTTTGAATAATAATGTTCAGAGATTACCTGATAATGATTACTATCAATATTTCTCATACTCTTTGAAGTCTAAAGTTTCTTATGAGAAATGGAATGATCCCGTTAGTTCATTAAATCACACTTCCGGATTCTTAAAATTCTCTGATTTAGTTGTTGAGACTAAAGCAGATAATGCCGGTGGAGTTTTTGGTTATGATAGTGATGCTGAAATCATTGCAGATTTAACTGGAGAAGGACATCTTAGTTGTGTTTATACTTTTGATTTAGCATCTGAAGAAGCAGTAAGAATTGGGACTGCATTAGTTTCTAATCAAATTATATTTGAAAATAGAGTATTAACAGATTATTCAGAATCTGTTGGAAATAGGGTTCTTACTATTGATGATTTTAGTGATGAATTTAATCATAAACCAAGAGCAACAAGATATGCTGTAATTAATAGCGATAAATTAACCGCATATAGAACTAGAAAGTATTTTACTTATGTAAGAGATAAGAGATATACTAAGGAAAGACAAGTTCTTCTTGTATCACTTCTCCATGATGGAACAAATGGTTTTATCAACCAATATGCTAGAGTAGAAACTCATCCTGATTTAGGATCATTTGATTGGAATGTGAGTGGAGAGGAAGGAAGACTTCAGTTCTATCCTATTAAGTATGAAGACAATAATTATGATGTTACTTACGTTTCACATGATCTTTTGAGTAATAATAGTGGAATAGGTAGCACTGCTTTAGGAAGTATTGTTAATATTAATTCTCACTATAAACAAATGGCTAGTGGAACTAGCACTGCAACCACTATTGTGGGAATTGCATCCACATATCGTTCTGCTAAGGTTATTGTTGAGATTGGTGCAAATGATGGATCCTATTATGAATTTGATGAACTTAATTTGATTCATGACGGATCAACCGTTGATATGGTTGAATATGGTCAATTAACAGATAATAATCTCAGTCCATATGGTGTTAGTGGATTAGGAACCTATTATTCTTATATTGATGGTTCTAGAATAAAGATTGACTTTACTCCTGATTCTGCACTTGGTGTAGGTCATAGTGTAAGTGCAATGAGTATTTCTATTGCAAGTAGCACATCTACTGCAACTGGAGTTGGAACTGCTCAAGAATTAAGCACGGGTCTGCTTGATTCTTGGTATACTTCTATTGGTTCTACATCAACTCCTGGTATTAATACTATTGCGGAATATCATGCTGATTCTCATGCGGCATATTACGTTGTTCAGGTAGAGGATGTAACCAATAATAGATTTGAAGTATCTGAAGTTGTTGCTTGTGATGACGATGATTATAATGCATTCACTGAATATGGTAATGTTCAATTACATACTACTGGGTTAGGAACTATCGGTGCGAATAATGATGGTTCTGGTAGGAATCATTTAACCTTTATTCCTAATCATAATATTAATGTTCAAGTAAGAGTTTTCCAGAATGTTTTAAGTCTGGTTAAGGAGGATATGGCTTCATCTCTTGATTTTGAAGCTGCTAAGATTACTTCTAGTTTCGCGGAGTATAGAGGAACTCATAGTGATATTAAGAGGACCTTTGGTTTACTCCATAATGAATTACCAATCTTCCAGAGATTTGTAGATGCCAGTGATACAGATTTAGTCAGCGTTTCTGATGATACTATTACTATTCCGGATCATTACTTTGTAACAGGTGAAGAACTTAAGTATTCTTGGGCAGGTGCAGGATCTACACAGGCAATTAGTATTGCTTCTACGTATGGTCCTGGTTTTGGAACAACCAGTAGAGTTCCATCAACTGTATATGCAGTTAAAGTTAACTCTAGCACAATTAAATTGGCAGCAAGTCCTGAAAAAGCACTTCTTCAAGATCCTGTAGTCTTTGATATTAGTGCTGTTGGTATTGGAACTTCCCACTCCTTTACATCAACCAATCAAAATGCTAAGGCAATAGTTGCAATTGATAATTGGTTCCAATCTCCAATTGTAGGTGGATCAGTAACTACTACTCTTGCTAAAGATGTATCTCTTGTAGATGAGAAGCTTACCTTTAGTGGAATAACATCATTCTTTAGCGGTAATCTGGTTCAGATTAATGGTGAAATTATGAAGATCAACACTGTTGGTCTTGGTAGCACTAATGTAATTCTTGTTGATAGACCATGGATGGGTACTGGACTCTCTACCCATAGTTCTGGTGATATGATTCAAATAATTGAAGGTAATTATAATATTCGTGAGAATAAGATTCATTTCGTTGAAGCACCTTATGGATTAGATCCAATATCATCAGATACCAATGCTCCTGATGATAGGGATTGGACTGGTATTGCAACTCATTCTACTTTCCAAGGTAGAACCTTTATGAGGAGTGGAAAGACAGGAACAGTTGCGGAGACATATTCTAATAATATGATCTTTGATGATATTTCAAATGAATTTACGGGAATTGCTAAGACCTTCTCACTTACTAAGGACGGTGGAACAAGTGCTATTGGATTCTCTACCAGTAATGGTGTTATTCTAATCAATGGTGTTTTCCAAGGTCCTGAGGGAACTCAACCTCGTGAAGAAGATTATGAAATGAAGGAAAGTGCTGGTATCTCTAGCATCTTCTTTACTGGCACAGCATCTTCTGTTGGTTATGATGTTAATACTTCAAATGTTCCTGTAGGTGGTGTTATAGTTTCTGTTGGATCTACTGAAGGATTCGGACTACAACCATTAGTTGCTGCTGGAGGAACAGCAGTTGTATCCGCAGCGGGAACTATTCAATCAATTGGTATTGGAACTAGTGGTTCTGGTTATAGACTTAATATTCAACCAACTGTCAATGTAGCAATTCAGACATCAAGTTTGTATGCTGCCAATTACACGGGAATAGGAACAGCACAAATTGTTAATGGTGGTATTACTGGAATAGCAATTACTAATCCACATGTCTTCTATGCTCCTGTAGATGTCTCTAATGTAGGATACAGTTCTCTAACAGGATTAACTACAATTACAACCCATCAAGCTCATGGATTGCAGAGAGGTGAAAATATTAAACTTTCTGGTATTGCATTTACCTGTGATTATACTGCTCCTATAGCAATATCAACAGCAGCATACACTAGCACGACAGGTGTTATGACTGTTACCACTGCTACTGCTCATGGATTCAACGCTACTAATAAATCAAGTGTTGTAATCTTTACTGGACTTGGGATGACCTGTGCTATAGATGCTGGTGTATCTACACATTACTATCCAAGAGGTAATGATCCAGCATACAATAATGCAGTATCTGTGGCTTCCACATCAACTAGCACAATTACTGTTAATGTAGGTGTTGCAGGTCCTGGAGATCAATATGCTCATACCTTTAAGAGAGCATCAACAAATGCAATACGTTCTGGTGGAGACTATCTACATCAGTTTGTAAGTGGTGTAACAAGTTGTGTTGTCAGTGGTGGTAATTATCTCCATACATTTGATAGTGTTGGTGTTACAAGTATTACAGTAACTGGTATTGGATCTATTACTCCAACTGATGCTACCTATAATCCTTTAACTGGAGATATGGTGTTAACAGTGGGATCTGGTCATACTTATACCACTAGCAATACTGTTGGATTCGGTACAAGTTCGTTGGTCTTTACATGTGCTTTAGACGATGATTCCACTACACACTCATATCCTCGCTCTACGGACCCTGTAGCAGGTGTTAACACCGCCATTACAGCAATAAGTGATTCTACCATCACCGTTAATGTAGGAACCTCTAAGAGCGTCTTCTTCGATGTATATGACGCTCAATATACTGGTTCAACTGGTATAATGACTTTGAACATTGGAAGTCATGGATTAACTACTGGAACCAGTATTAGACTGATGAACGATGGATTATCATTCAGATGTGCTCTCGATGATTATAGAAGCATCCATACATATCCTCGTTCAACAGATACTTACTATGATACTGCAATTTCTATTGCTGCAACAACTTCTACTACGATTGCATTGAATGTTGGAATAACCAGTATTAAGTATGATGATGTTTCTGCTGCTACATATGACGCAACAACGGGAGATCTAGTTTTAACTGTTGGCGCAGGACATAGTATAACTCAAGGAACAAGTATTGGAATTGCTACAGAATCTCTTACCTTCACTTGTGCTAGAGATGCACATGCTACTGAGCATAGTTATCCAAGGAAGCCTGATCCCACATATGCTGGAGTTCCTATTGATAGTGTAGGCACTACAACCACATTTACTGTTAATGTTGGTACATCTACTGTTCCTACTTTCTATCAGGGTGGAGGAAAAGTTCAAGCAGCGATTGTTGCTCCTAGAGCAAAGAACTTCTCTGCTTCTGGTCAAGATCCTGCTGAAAGTGGATCACCAGTTATTAGAGTTATTGATAATAAGAATTTCCAGGTTATGACTGGAGTATCAACTAGAACTCACTTCTATGCTAGGGGTGGTAAGGTTAATAAGGAATTGAAAGTTAAATTTGATGATCCTTTATCATATTCCGATCTTGACTTGATTTATAGTTCAGAGTCTGTTCAGGGAATAGGAACTAATGCGAAGATTGATGTTGTAGTGGGACAAGGATCAAGTGTAATTGATTTTGAAATTAGAAATACTGGATATGCATTTGGTCAAGGTGAAGTATTGACAGTTCATACTGGTGGAACAGCAGGAATTCCTACTGATCCTTCTCTACCTTATAAGGAATTCCAGATTACTATTCAAGATACCTTTACTGATTCTTTTGCTGGATGGACTTTAGGTGATTTAGAAGTTCTTGATAATTTTGATGATCTATGTGATGGATCTAATAGGTCATTCCCAATTAAACTGGATGGAAATTATCTGACAATTAGAGCGGCTAAAGGATCTTCAATTGATGTCCAAGCATGTCTCCTGGTATTCATTAATGATATTCTCCAAGTTCCAGGACAAGCATATACCTTCAGCGGTGGAAGCACTCTTAAATTTAATGAAGCACCTAAGGCTGGAGATTCTACGAAGATTCTTTACTATAAGGGAACTGGAGATATTGATGTTGTCTTCAAAGATGTTCTTGAAACTGTGAAAGAAGGTGATGAACTTACTTTAGTAAATGAGCCTAGAGATCCATATAATCAAGGATATGGAATGCTTCAGGATGATAGAGTTGTCACTGGTATTAATACTACTGATTCTGTCAATACCAATCCTTATGGTGGACCTGGTATTACTACAGATGATACCTTATTGAGACCAGTTAAGTGGTGTAAGCAAACTAAAGATAAGATTATTAATGGAATTAGAATTGGAAAGGATAGGATTCACTATGAACCACTTGTCCAACCATATGCTTACTTAACTCAGAGTGTCGGTGTAGGATCCACATGTGCTTGGGTTCAAAATGCTAAACCATTCTTCGATCCTATTAATGAGAACAATACCGATCTTAACACATATACTGTAGAGATTGTATCTCAAGATAGTAAAGTTTCTGCTTCTGCAACTGCGAATGTTTCTACTGCAGGAACAATTACTTCGGTTGTGGTAGGTGATGGTGGATATGGATACTCTTCTACACCTACTGTAACGATTGGTTCTCCTGTTGGACTGGGAACTACTCCAGGAGATAATCAAGCTTATGCAACTGCAACGTTAAGTAGTGGGGTTGTAAGTGCTGTAACTATTGGATCTACTCCTGGATCTGGATATACATCTACTAATCCACCTGAAGTTTTGATTGCTGATCCTATCCCAGTAAGAGGAAAAGCAACTAGTGTAACTTATGAAGGTGATTTTGGAATTATTACTGGTGTACATACAACTACTGTTGGGGTTGCATCAACCGGATTAGTATTTGATTTGTTTATTCCACCAGATTCAGAACTAAGAGATTCTGATATAGTTGGAGTCACTACAGTAAGTGGTATTCAAACTGGATATTACTTTACCGTTAGCAATTCTAGAATTGGTAATGGAGTAACTTCTCTTTATCAAGATAGTAGTGTTTTAGGAATTGGATCTACCTTTATAGATAATGTATATGAAGTTGCGGCTGTTTCTATTGGAGTAACCGCAGCAGAATCTAAGACCGGTGCTGGACTAACTGCAGTTGCTAAAGTAACGGTTAGTGTTCAGAGTTGGAATGCAATGAGTGGGTTTGGATACAGTTCTTATTATGGAAACTTCTCTTGGGGTAAAATACTCTTTGGGAATAGAACTAATGCGAAAGCATATAATGCTTACACTACTGATGGCGTGACCGGAATTACAACAGGAGGAATAGTTAGAAGACTATATCCTCTTAAATGGAAAAACTATAGCTAATTACCTGCTAAATAAGTAAAAAACTATTGTCCAATGGCTGCAATTATAACTGATCAACTTCGTATATTAAACGCCAAGAATTTTGTCGCCGGAGTTGCATCAACAGCTAACTCCTATTATTCTTTTGTGGGATTGCCTAATCCTACTGATTATGATGCTGATTGGGAGACTACTCCTCCATCACCTATTGATAATTTTAATCAAGAGGATAATTATTGGGATACAATGGTTGCCTTGAAAAAGATTAATAAGGCAGATGTCAGACAAGTTGTAAGAAAGAACACTTGGACATCTGGCATTACTTATGATATGTATCGTAATAATATTAGTGCTACTGATGTTGCTAAACCATCCGATGCAGTAACTTTATATGATGCTAATTACTATGTTTTAAACAGTGATTATAGGGTTTATATTTGTCTTCAAAATGGAACTTCTCCAGATAATCCTTCTGGTAGACCTTCTCTGGATGAACCCACTTTTACAGATTTAGAACCAAGGTCTGCAGGAACTAGTGGTGATGGATATATTTGGAAGTATCTTTATACTATTAGTCCTAGTGATATTGTTAAGTTTGATTCTACGAATTACTTACCTGTTCCTCAAGATTGGGAAACTAATACTACTGATGCTGCTGTTAGAAATAATGCCTCAAGTAGTGGACAATTAAAAATTGTAACTATTACAAGTAGAGGTGTTGGTGTAGGAACTGCTAATAAAGTTTATACACAAGTTCCAATTAAAGGTGATGGTTCCGGCGCAGAAGCAACAGTAACCACTAATAATGATGCCAGAGTTTCAAGTGTAACAATCTCTAATGGAGGATCTAATTATACTTTTGGAACTTTAGATCTTGCTGCTAAAGGAATTACAGGAACTACTGATCCTGCTTTCGATGTTATTATTCCTCCTCAGGGTGGTCATGGTGCTGACATCTATAGAGAGTTGGGTGCATATAATGTTCTTCTTTATTCTAGAATTGAGAATGATACTGACAATCCCGATTTCGTCACGGGAAATCAAATTGCAAGGGTTGGAGTTGTAGAAAGTCCTAAAGCTTATGGTTCTACTGCAAACTTAGACTCAGATAAGGCAAGTGCTGTTTATGCACTTAAATTAACTGGAGCTGGTTACAGTGGAGTTACTTATAACCCTGATGACCAAATCACTCAAACAATTGGTATAGGATCAACTGCTTTTGGTCGGGTTGTTTCCTATGATCAGAATACGGGGGTATTAAAGTACTGGCAGGATAAATTCCACTGTGGATTTAATACTGATGGAACTAAAAATACATCACCTACTTATGGATTTACAATGCAAAGATTCACTGCTGATATAGGTAGTGGAGGATCTTTTAACATTATTGGTGGTAGTGCAACTTTAGCAATTCAAACTCACTTTGGTAGTAGTGCTAATCCAGGTATTAATACGGTAATAAATAGTCGTACTTATAACTTAGGACAATCTTTTATAAAAGGTGTAGCTCAACCAGAGGTGAAAAAATATTCCGGTAACATCATCTATGTTGATAACAGACCGTCGATTACTAGATCAACCAACCAAAAAGAAGATATCAAAGTTATTTTGCAATTCTAAGGAATTATGTCTCAGGAAACCAATCTTAACGTAGCTCCCTATTTTGATGACTTCAATGAACCGGAAATAGGCGGTAAAGCTAAAGACTACTATAAAGTTCTTTTTAAACCTGGTTTTCCAGTTCAAGCGAGAGAGCTAACAACTTTGCAGTCGATGCTGCAAAATCAAGTTGAACAATTTGGCAATCATTTCTTTAAGGAAGGTGCTAAAATAATTCCTGGTGATTTAACTTATATTGATAGATTTTATGCTGTAGAAGTAGAAGATAATTTTCTTGGAATTCCTGTATCATTATATGCTGATGATTTAGTTGGAGTTACCGTTAGGGGAGAAACTAGTGGTGTAACTGCTAAAGTTGAAAAAGTAATTACAGCAGCTGAATCTGATAGAGGTCATATTACTCTTTATGTCTCTTATGGAGAATCGGGAAATAATAATACATCAAGAGATTTCAGTGATGCAGAGAATCTGATTACTGATTCTAATATTAGTTTTGGAAGTAGTTT